TAGGGTTTTGGATAAACCTATTCGCGTAAGACGACAGATAAGTCGGTTTTGTTGTTGGGTATACAGAGGCCATGACGCCCATTTTTTTATTGTTATTATTATTGGCGTTGTTATTGTTGTTGTTGCCTAACATTTTGATATATATTGTCATAAAATATATCAAAAACTTCATTTTTTTCTTAAATGTCTAAACTAATCGTATTTTTATTTGATGTCGGACGGCGACGACTCTTCTTTGGCATTGCGCCATCTCCCTGAAGCTCCTTCATGTCAGAAATACTAATGGTACTGCTTTCATTTTGGTTAGAGGCGGAACCGGAAACGGGTGCCGTAGCAGGTGCCTCCTGAATATTAATCGTCTTGGTTTTGAGACCAGACAAGATGTCGCTAATGTCGCTCGGTCCCTTCATTTCAGGACGGCCACTGGATTGTTGCTGTTGTTGGCGTCTTGAACTTCTCTCTGCCTCAACGATATTCTCACGAATATTGATTCCGTCGTTTGCAAAATTGTTTCGCGCATAGCTACTGGCATTATTACCTGGACGCTCACGAGTTTGAGGCATGGAATTGGGACCTTGTGTCGCCATGGGCGGAGGAGGACCGCGTCCCATCTGTGGTTCAGGCTCAGGATTCATTAATCCGCTCATGAATCCCGAGAACCCAGGATTGCTCTGGCCCATGGAATTCACCGCAGCGCTTTGGAACTGACGCATCAAGTCGGGGTTTTGACGCATGATGTCATCCATACCTGGCATGGCGGACTTGAACATGGTATTGGTCATGTGAACCATCATCGCACTTCCACCCAATTGGAACAAGAGCTTCAATTCGGGCGCCATGGATGCCTTGGACTTGTATTTCTCATACAACTCGCCGAATACGTCATCATAATCAGAGACGTTTTCGTTGATTTGTTCGCCCCAGCCATCCAATTTAATATCAAACGGGTCAAATCGGTTATTCAAAAACTCAATTCCATTGATACAAGCCATCAACATGTTGCCTTGAAACTTAACCGAGTTTTGCTTTGCCTTTTCTTCCATAATCGTCTCATATTCGCCCTGCATCTCAAGTAGCGGCGAGTCCATATTGTATTTTTTAGAAAGCTCGACACCCTTCTTTTCCAAGGCCTCCAACTTTCTCAAAAACTTGAACTTTTCTCTCAACAACTCCTCCTTGGACATTTGCGGTTGAGAAGGAGCGCTTGTCATGTCTGGATTCACAGGAATGTCATTAAACTTGCCATACCCGTCCCACGTCTTTGCATTCCCTCCGTCCGTATTTGCAGTCGCCTGTCCGATGGATGCTGCACCCGAACCCGATGGCATATTAAATTTAACCGAGTGCTTGTCTCCTCCGCCTCCAAATAAATCCGATTTGGCTTGGTATGTATTTGAACCTCCTAAATTAATCATGTCAGCATCTTCAGCCAAATCGTTTAATTCATTTTCTAGATTGGTCAAATCATCAATATCAATATCGCTAGATAGTTTACTGCCAGAGCCTTCCTTAACTTTGTCATTCATTAACAATTCAATACCTCCGCCAAAATTACTAGATTTCAACCCTGACCTACGGCTACTACCGGATTCATTTAAATCAAAACTGGAAATATCAATCATTTCTGGTCCGTCCATTCTATTACTAAATTAATTAGAACATATAATTTTAAGTCTTACGCGAAGATATATATATTATTTGTGCGATATTACATTCTTTACAATTGGTTTTTGAACCATCTGCCTTGCAAAAACGAGTCAGCTAAATCGTCCTTTTTCTTGTGGCTCGTAAAATAGGCGCACCACTCTGAATAAGAATTGGTATCTTTTATGATTTCTAAACATGTGGATATTCCCAACTTTTTCCGATCGCCGTATGACAATTTTACATTTTTATCAGCAGGGGCAATATCTTTTAATTTGTTCACCGACGAAACAAATTCAATCTTCTGACACGATCCCGTCATAATAAAATACTGCGCAATCATTCCTTGAATCGTTTTCATGCGATTTGCAATCGGGCTAATTTGATTTTCAATGATAACATAATCAAAGACTTCTTCCCCGCTAAAGATCTGGTCAAAATGTTTTTTAATATTCTTGCCGATAGTGACTAAATCTATTTCAGCAGCACCGACACTATGAATCATGTCAAAACACATGTTTGTGGTGTATTCGTTTAGTTCATGTATAATGTCATTCTTTTTCATTGTGTTTGTATATTGAATGCCATATTTGTCGGCCATTTCATAAAGTTTTTGGAGCTTTTGTTTGTTGATAAATGCCTTTTTTAGTTCGGGCGTCGGTATTTGAAATGGCTGTTTTTTTGCATGCTTTAAACAATAATGGCTCCCGTTTTTCATAAATTTCGCCAGATTGCTACATTTCACATTTTTATCGATCACACAACATCCACAACCATCACTTGCGTCTTGAGCGGCAAGATTTATGACATCCCATTTTGCGATTTTATCGTTTTCTAATAGGCAAAATGCTAAATTTTTAATACCAACATCAATGCTTAATATTCTCATCTGATATACATCAAGAAACATTTAAAACTTGGTAAAATACCGCTAAACAACTATACCATAACCATCAAGATGTATAGTTGTTTTATACCAATAAAGATTTAACGACGACGATTCGTTTTTCTAGATTTTCGCCTTTTAGATTTATTGCTTTTTCTAGACCTTCGCATTTTGGATTTATTGCGACGCAACCCGCCACGATATTTTTTTTCGCCTTCGTAATCGCGGTTCATCTGATCGACGCGCTTATAGGGATTAAAAGAGTTTCTATTTGCGTAGCCGGTAGCGTATCCTACGCCACTATCATCTGGCTTAGTCATACCACACATTCTCGCCGCCCAACCATCCGCAGTCGTGGTGGGTTCTTCATCACCATTATCAGAACTTGCCGACCTTACAGCATACCCATACTCGTAGAAATCCCAGTTGGATTTGTTTCTCCAACGCACAGTACCAGTCTTATCTCTCCACGTTGCACTATACTGCATCGGGTATCTATTATTACACAATTCTGTACTCATTATATATTAATGATAGAATTTAAATGCTAAAAATCATAAGGAAGACTTTATTTATGATTTTTCAAGATTTACCTATCCATCGGTTCCACTGGCCCAGTAGGAGCATTCATTGTTATTGACGGCGAAATCATTCTAGCTTCCAATTGTTGACGGCTTAAATAAGGGTTTTTTAGGTCGCTTGACTGATATCCGAATCCTGGCGAGCTAGTATCAAACGTAGATTTGTACAAGAAAGGCACATTGCTAGATGGCGTTGCATTTGTCGCATAATGTGGGTTTAATCCAAGAGTATAACAAGCTTCTGTCGTGTTAAATTGCATGATTTGATCAGCGTTTTGCGTTAAAAATTGACGATACTTCCAATTCGAATTAATATTATTGACTTCTTGAATTCGTTGATTCACAACTGCCTCCGGTTGATAAGAAGAATACGTTCGCCCGTCCTGCATAATAGGTGGAAAATTGAAATGAATATTATTTGAACCAGAAAAACATGTTGCCCAAGACATTTTATATAAGGTTAGAGAAAATTATTCGGCTAATCTATTTCAAGCATTTTCAATAATTCTTGTTTCTTCAATTTACTAGTATCGCTGGATAATCCCTTTTGCTCGACGATTTCTCTTAATTTGCCAAGGGACGCCTTCTTATAATCAAACACTACGTTTAAATTTTTCACGTTGGAGGTTGCTGCGGGTGTTGTGGTTATTTCTGGTGTCTTTACTCTCTCAACATTGCTCTGACCTAAAACAATATCATCCAAATTGGCGAGTTCTTCAAAGAGAGCATCGTCCAAAGATTCAGATACAACTATCGCCTTGTCAGAGCGCGCATCATGTTCGCCTTCGTCGCTATCACCATCTGACTCCTCATCGTCTCCATCGCTTTCGCCATCCGACCCCTCATCGCCGCCATCGCTACCATCGTTATCACTATCATTGCCTGACTCAGCGCCTTCATCCGTCTCTCCATCAGACTCATCTCCTTCAGAGTCCGAATCATCCGATACATCAATCATATTTACTAAATGATTTGTATTTGCAACTTCTGGCTTTTCGTAAACACGTCCGCCTCCACCTCCCATAGAAACCGATCCCATGCCAAGAGGCACTTGACTACGAACCATCTGC